GAAAACCGTATGAATAGTGAGGGTATTAGAGCACCTAAGTCTGACGAAGACATCGAAAAATGGGCTAGTGAGTACCCAGATGTAGCTGGTATTGTAGAGACAATTGCAGCCAAAAAAGCTCAAGAGATGTTTCAGAAAGCAGAGTCACGTCTGTCAGAGCTAGATAAAGTACAGTCAGAAGCCGAACGTAAAAAAGCTGAAGCTGCTATAATGGAAACTCACCCTGACTTCCATAAGCTAAAAGCTTCAGACGAGTTTCATGATTGGGCAGAGGAACAACCTAAGTGGGTACAAGATGCAATCTATGAGAATGCAGATGATCCAGCCTCTGTTGTTAGAGTTATCGACTTGTATAAGTCTGATAAAGGCCTTACTAAAACTGCTAAAAAAGCTTCTACAAAGAAGGCAGCAAGTCTAGTAAGTAAAGGTTCCAAAGCTGTTGTGGAGGCGAGTGAAACTGCAGGTCAGATTTCTGAGTCTGAAGTTGCACGTATGTCTGCTCAAGAGTTTGAAGAACGTCAAGATGAAATTACCAAAGCTATGAGAACTGGTAAATTTATCTATGATATGTCCGGTAATGCACGTTAGGTGTTGACATCTATCTTTACCGGAGTATAACTATTGGCAGGAACAAGAGCCTCCCTTGTGGACCACCTCTCTTGCCAAACAACCCTTAAAACTTAAACATACGAATAAGAACTACCTGGATAAGTACAGGCCCGTAAAACTTATGGTTGGCCAACCGTTAGTCTAGCGCACCCTAGAAAACATTCAGCCTCTTTGCCTTGTTGTTTAGTTTCTATGAGTTGAGGTATATACCTTAAACTCGTATATATCTCTATCTTTAAGCCAAACATTCTAGGAGAAAGAAAATGGCATTCGCATCAGCAGCAGGTTATACCAACCTGCCAAACGGAAACTTTAGTTCCGTTATCTATTCGAAGAAGGTACAACTTGCCTTCCGTAAATCAACTGTAGTTGGTGATGTAACTAACTCTGATTATTTTGGGGAAATTGCAAACCAAGGTGATACAGTTAAAATTATCAAAGAGCCAGAAGTAAGCGTCTCTGCCTATACACGTGGCACAACAATTGCTGCACAAGACTTGGCAGATGCAGACTTCTCGCTTGTAGTAGACAAGAGCAACTACTTTGCGTTCAAAATGGACGATATTGAAGAAGCTCACTCCCATGTAAACTTCATGGATCTTGCTACCAACCGTGCGGCTTACCGCTTGGCTGATCAGTACGATCAAGAAGTGTTGGGTTACTTGTCTGGCTACAAACAGTCAGCTTTGCATGCTCAAGCAGATACAGTAAACGACACTGTAAACGGCACTAAAGCTGATTCAACTGCAGGTAACGACGAACTCTTGGCTGGCAATAAACTGTCCCGCCCTGACTTCGGCAATATCACAACTGCAGGTGTAACTGGCGATTCTATCCCAGTTGCTGCACGTCTTCCTGGTGCAACTGCACTTCCAACTGCCTACGTTTCCCCAGCTATGCTGGTGGCTCGTATGGGTCGTTTGCTGGATCAACAGCAAGTTGACACACAAGGTCGTTGGATTGTAGTAGACCCAGTGTTCATGGAAGTACTTCGTGATGAGGACTCACGCCTCTTCAATGCAGACTTCGGTGAATCAGGCGGCCTTCGTAATGGTTTGATCTTGAATAACTTCCACGGTTTCCGTGTTTATTCTTCAAGCAACTTGCCATCATTGGGCACAGGTGCAGCTACTACAGGTACTGCTGCTCAGTCCACTAACTTTGGTGCTATTGTTGCTGGTCATGATTCAGCTGTTGCTACAGCCGAACAGATCAACAAGACTGAAACTTACCGTGATCCAGACAGCTTTGCTGATATTGTTCGTGGTATGCATCTGTACGGTCGCAAGATCCTTCGTCCAGAAGCTATTGTAACTGCACGTTATAACCTCGCATAAATATAAACTGGGGGGCTGGCTTTTGCTGGCCCTCCGGTACTTTTAATAGTAGGATAACTCTATGGCTACTTACGTCTCCCTAGTAAATGAACTTCTTAGAAGAATGAACGAGGTCACCCTTGATACTGCAGGGGATGGGTTCGATACAGCACGTAATGTTCAAGCACTAGCAAAAGATGCAGTTAATAGTAGCATTAGACTTATTCTACAAGATGGTCAAGAGTGGCCATTTCTTAAAAATACTTACACTCAAACTTTAACAGCAGGTACACGTCAATATAACTTTCCTGCAGACTACTCCAGTGCTGACTGGGATACTTTTTACATCAAAAAACTTTCATCTAAAAATAATGCCCCTCAAAGACTGGGTGCTATTTCCTATGAAAACTATATTCAGAACTATAGATCTTCTGACGATAGTGGTGATACAGTAAACGGTGAGTCTGCCCCCTCCATTGTGTATCAGACCTATGGAGAAGCTTTTGGCGTAACTCCCGTACCTAATGCTGCGTATGAGATTGAGTACGTATACTGGTCTTTCCCTAGTGACCTTACAGTTTATAATGACGTAGCAGTTATCCCTGATCGTTTTAAGCATGTACTTATTGATGGTGCAATGATGTTTATGATGCGCTTCCGTAGCAACGAGCAGAGTGCTGCAATGCACCAGAATAACTTTGAGGATGGCATTAAGTCTATGCGCCGTGTCTTAATGGATGATGCTATTGAGATACGCTCTACAGTAGTTACACGAGGTAGTACATCTTCTTTTAATGGCGGTTACTAATGGCTGATAATCTAGCCTCCTTTAAAGTCTTCTGCCAAGGCGGTCTTAACACCAGTCGTGATGTGCTATCACAAGGTGAGACACAGCCGGGTTCAGCTATCTCGTTGATTAACTACGAGCCTGCTGTTACTGGTGGCTACCGTAAGATTAGTGGCTACAGCAATGACTATGGTACTGTACCTGGCTTTGGTAATGTCTTGGGTGTATGTGTAGCTAACGGTGTTAACGATGGCATCTTAGCAGCACGGTATGACACAGGAAGTACCAACTATCTGTATTACTGGGATACTGCTACATCTGCTTGGGTTACTATTACTACACCTGCCTCAGTAGACGTATCGACTTATCCTAAAGTACGATTCACTCGTTACAACTGGGGTACACCTGAAGTGGTTTTAACTGATGGTGTCAACCCTGCAGCAGTATACGATGGTACAACCTACACGCAGATTACTAATGCTAATGCGCCCAGCGCACCTAAAGTATCTCATACATTTAAGAACCACTTATTCTTAGCAGGTGACGCTACTGAGCCTACTAACCTGTGGTTCTCTGCACCCTACAGCGAGACGGACTTCGATCCTGCAGACGGTGCAGGTGTTATAAACGTAGGCTTTCCTATTGTAGCTATCAAGTCTTTCCGTGATGCATTGTACATCTTTGGTTCTAACAATATCCGTAAGCTTGTAGGCAATAACATAGCAGACTTTGTACTGCAGGAAGTTACAGATGACTTAGGTTGCTTGGCTACAGATAGTGTTATTGAAATTGGTGGTGACTTACTGTTCTTGTCTCAAGATGGCTTGCGTCCTGTTACTGGTACTGATAAGATAGGTGACGTAAATCTTGAAACGGTATCTAAGGATATTCAGTCTGTCTTCACTGATGTGGTGTTTGATGTAGACTTAGACAAACTAGACGCAGTAGTTATCAGACAGAAGACACAGTTCCGATACTTCCTTGGTGCTGCAGACGGTCAAGGTATTATCGGCGGTTTCAGACAGACACCTAATGGTTTGCAGTTTGAGTATGGTCAGATGCTTGGTGTCTTTACCACCTGTGCTACTAGCGGTTACATTGGTCAGAACGAGTTTGTAATACATGGTGATAGCAACGGTAAGGTTCACCGCCAAGAGCAAGGTAATAGCTTTGACGGTGAAGACATCTTCAGTGTATTCCAGACGCCCTTCTTCCACATGCAAGATCCAGAGCAACGTAAGGTATTCTACACTGTAGCTACGTACTTACGTTCTGAGGGTGATAACGAACTTATTATGTCTGCTCTTTACGACTACGAAGATGTAGATACATTGCGTCCTACAAACTTTACACTTACGACAACGGGCGCAGCT